CAACCCGGACCATATTGCGGAGGAATACACCTGTGTTTTGGCGTAGGACTGCTATCAGCGCTGGGGCAGTGCAACCGGGATAAGGCTGACATCAGGCAGGCAGAAGCAAAACGTCAGTAGGGCATTACAGAGCCACTTCAAGAGGTGGCTCGATAATGTCACAACGAGGTAATCCATATGTGCACTACTGGAATCCTAATGGCGGAAATTACGCTTCGCTCATATATGAAGCCGCTGCTCATCCTTTCAGTGCTTTTGCGCTGGGGATGGCTTACCAAGAAGTGCATCCGGATTACCCCTGTAATTGGCAAGCAGGCGTAATTATAAAGTTCTGCAAATGGTGCGTTAAAAGCGCCATTGACAAAGTTTTATATAAGTTTTCAGGCTCAATGGTCTCGAAATTTCCGGGTAAGTATCAAAGCAAACCAGAGGATTGTTCTGTATGGCTGAAAATGACAACCGCAGGCCATACCCTCCCGTCAACTTCACTGGCGAAAACTGGTTGCCGTATACCCGGCTGATTCCTGCCACAGAAATCGGCGAATGGGTTAACCAGAACATCCTCTCCGAAGACGGGCGAATCCATAACCCTGACCATGCACACTTGCTCGATGCTGATATGGCGTTTATGTGGGCCTCTGGTTCATTCGCCAAAAGCGGCCGCATTGTGCTGGGTCAGTGTGAGCAGGTAATGATGCGAGCAGGCGGCTGGCAGAAGTCCCGCATGGAGCAGCAGATGCATGAATGGTTCGGTCGAATACCGAAGTTCATCATCACTCTGGCTGCCGACTACTGCGAGCAATGCAATGATCTGGAGTTCTGCGCCCTGGTTGAGCATGAGCTTTACCACATAGCCCAGGCCACCGATGACTATGGCGCGCCGAAGTTCAACAAAGAGACCGGAATGCCGGTGCTCAAACTTCGCGGCCACGACGTCGAGGAGTTCGTTGGGGTGGTCAGGCGTTACGGTGCCAGCAAAGACGTGCAGGAAATGGTGGATGCGGCGAACAGGCCGGCGGAGGTTGCTTATATCGATGTTGCCAGGGCGTGCGGGACGTGCATGCTGAAGTTGGCATAAATTCAGGACTAGTTAGGACGGATGGTGAATTATGGCGGCATTAAAACCAGAGATTAAAGCCTTCATAGTTCAATCAGTTGCGTGCTTTGATACCCCCTCTCAAGTGGTCGAGTCCGTCCTGAAAGAATTTGGTGTTCAGATTACCCGCCAACAGGTTGAGCAAAACGACCCGACGAAGATAAGCGGCAAGGGCCTGGCGCAGAAATGGGTCGATCTCTTCAACCGTACCCGTGACCGCTTCCTCAACGAAATTTCCGACATCCCAATCGCAAACAAGGCGTACCGGCTTCGCGTTCTGGACCGCATGGCTGCGCGCGCCGAGGGAATGAAAAACCTCGCGCTCACCGCTGAGATTATTGAGCAAGCCGCCAAGGAATGCGGAGATGCCTACACCAATAAGCACAAGTTTGAACATTCCGGCCCAAATGGTGGCGCCATTCAGACGATCACCATGAGCAAAGAGGAATACAAGTCCGCACGGCAGGAGATGATGGAGGATGACGACTGCTGAGCAAAAGGCGTTTGCCAGAAAGGTGGAATGTGAGGAGGACGGGCTTTACTACGCTCGCTATTTCTTCAAGCAGCGCACCGGCGGCAAGATGATAGTTGCGCCTCACCACAAGGTGATTCAGAAAACACTGGACCGCGTCATTGACGGTGAGATTCAGCGCCTGATCATCAACGTCCCTCCTGGTTACACGAAAACGGAACTTGCAACCATCAATATGATGGGACGAGGCCTGGCGCTAAATTGCCGCGCCCGCTTCATGCACCTGTCCTATTCGCACAACCTGGCGCTGCTGAACTCTTCAACCGCTCGCGGCATGATTAAGTCGCAGGCGTACCAGTCCATGTGGCCAATGGCGCTGCGCGATGATGCAGACAGTAAGGCTATGTGGTGGACTGAACATGGCGGCGGCGTTTATGCGTCGTCAGCTGCCGGGCAGGTTACCGGCTTTCGTGCCGGACACATGGAACCAGGCTGGCAGGGCGCGCTGATTATCGATGACCCGGTCAAGCCAGATGACGCTTACTCGGAGATAGTTCGCGACGGCGTCAACAACCGCTTTAACGAGACAATCAAATCACGACTGGCGATCGAGACGACGCCGATGATTGTCATCATGCAACGTATCCACTACCACGACCTCAGCGGATACCTGCTGCGGGGCGGAAGTGGTGAGAAGTGGCATCATCTGAACCTGCCAGTGATTATCGACAACAGTCAGCCATACGCTGCGCAGTACCCTGAAAATTCCCACGCTATACCGATTGACCATGGCTTGCCTGATGGCTGGCTTTGGCCGTTCAAGCACAATGAATCTCACCGCGTATCCCTGTTCTCGCACCGGCGTACCGCCGAAGCGCAGTACATGCAGAAGCCTCGCAGGTTTAATGCTGAAGGCGCTCTGTGGACGGAAGTTATGATCAGTGCGGCCCGTGAGCTGCATATTCATCACGATAAAGTTCGCACCGTGGTAGCTATTGACCCGCAAGCAACAAACAGCGACGAAAGCGATGAGACCGGAATTGTTGTTGCCAGTTCATATGGCGCCGGTGATAAAAAACAGTTCTCTGTGGATGGAGATTACAGCGGCAAATATTCACCTGCTGGATGGGCCAAGAAAGCCATATCGGCTTATGAGCAACACGATGCTGACGCGATAGTTATCGAAACGAACCAGGGCGGCGATATGGCGGAGGAGACACTCCGCAACGCCGGGTTCAAAGGACGCATCATCCGTGTGCATGCCAGCAAAGGGAAATATGCGCGAGCTGAACCGATATCTGCGTTATACGAGCAGGGTCGAGTGGCAAATCACGGCAATCTCTACGTGTTGGAGAACCAGTTGATGGAATACATCCCCGCCACCGCGAAGAAATCACCTGACCGCCTCGACTCGATGGTTTACGCACTGACAGAACTGAACGGATCGCAACCTGTGGGGATGATGATTCCTAAACGTCTTCGCTAACCAAACGGACAAACCATGACTGACAAATTAACTCTCGCCGTCAACCATGCGTTGAACGATGCGCGGATGGCGCGCGCCCGTATGGGGCTGATGGCGCCGACGATGGGGCTGGACAATAAGCGCCATTCAGCATGGTGCGAGTATGGCTTCCCTGAGCAGGTCACCTACGAAAACCTCTACGCCCTGTACCGTCGCGGTGGTATCGCTCACGGTGCTGTTGAGAAACTGGTGGGCAAGTGCTGGCAGACAAACCCGGAAATCATCGAGGGTGATGATGCGGACGAGAGCAAGGATGAAACAGACTGGGAGAAGAAGACCAAAAAGATTTTCACAAAGCGTCTATGGCGGGCCTTTGCTGAAGCTGACCGCCGCCGCCTGGTCGGACGTTATGCCGGTATCCTGCTGCACATCAATGATTCCAGAACGTGGGATCAGCCAGTTGTCCGGGGGAAGTCACTCAAAAAGGTAACGATCGCATGGGCCGGTTCGTTAACTGTTAGTCAATGGGTTACTGACGAGAATTCGGCAGATTACGGCCAGCCAAAGCAGTGGAAATACGTTGAGAGCCTGCCAAATGGCGGGACAAATCAGCGCTTCGTTCATCCCGATCGCGTCTTCATCCTTGGTGACTATTCTAATGATGCTATTGGCTTCCTTGAGCCTGGCTATAACGCTTGCGTTAGTCTCGAGAAGGTTGAGGGTGGTTCAGGCGAGGCATTCCTGAAAAACGCTGCTAATAAGCAGAGCATTAATTTCGATAAAGACGTTGATTTCAACAATCTTGCTTCTTTGTATGGTGTCTCTGTTGATGAACTTCAGGAGAGATATAACGATGCTGCGAGAGAGTTAAACATTGGTAATGACGTTCTTCTGATTACTCAGGGTGCTCAGGTAACGTCGATGGTGTCGGCAGTTTCAGATCCTGACCCAACCTATAACGTCAATCTGCAAACCTTTGCCGCTTCTGTCGATGAGCCGGTGAAAATTCTGGTGGGGATGCAAACTGGCGAAAGAGCGAGCACTGAAGATCAGAAGTATATGAATGCTCGCTGCCAGTCACGCCGTGGTGACCTGTCATTCGAAATTGAAGACTTCTGTGACAAGCTCATCGACCTGGTAATCATTGCTCCTGTCAGCGAAAAGACTGTTATCTGGGATGACCTTAACGAGCAGACTGGAACTGAAAAGCTCGCCAATGCAAAAACTATGGCTGAGATTAACCAGACGTTCCAGGGCAGCGGAGAAAATCCGGCATTCAGTCGCGAAGAAATTCGCACAGCTGCCGGTTATGAAAACACCGATGAATTCCCGTTAGGAGAAGAGGATGGCAACGAAGAAGACGAAGCCACCGATTCTACCGCGTAACTATCAGGACCCGACCGGAGCTGATGCGCTGGAACGCCGGGCGATGAAAGACTTCGCCAGGCGGATGAATAAGATTGGCAAAGCGTACAAAGCAGCACTCGACAAAATACCTTCCTCTCTCGCAGTAAACGCCAGATACGAATACCAGCTAAACCCAACGCTACTCTCCATCATCCTGAATGATGCCAGTTATCTGGTTGATCAGGTGCTTCTGGATGGTAACGAGTACAACCTGTGGTTTTATGAGTATGTCGATTTGGCGTCAGAGAAAGGCACAGGACAGTCGTTCTACAACCTCAGCCAGCAGTCGCCGGTTTACGCCGCCGGACGTGAGTCCCTGGCATCCATCCTTGCAAGCGACCCGTACCAGCAACGAATGGCGTTGGTGCATGCCCGTGTGTTTGAGGAAATGAAGGGGCTGAGCGCGGACGTTAAACGCGACATGGCGCGAGTGCTGACTGATGGTGTGGGCCGCGGCCTTAATCCCCGCGACATTGCCCGCAACCTCACAGAACAGACGGGCATCGAGAAGCGTCGGGCTAACCGTATAGCCCGCACTGAAGTCACTACCGCGCTGCGCCGGGCTAGATGGGATGAAGCGGAGTCATCAATGGATGATCTCGGCTTAAACATCAGGCTTCTCCACCTTTCCGCATTAAGCCCCACAACGCGAATAAAGCACGCCCTGAGACACGCGCATACATACACAGTCCAGGAGGTCAGGGACTGGTATGCCGTTGATGCGAACTCAATAAACTGCAAATGCAGCCAGGTGGAAGTGCTTGTTGATGCGGATGGTAAGCCGCTTTATCCGAACGTCATCGAAATGGCTAAGAAGGAATTCGACAGTCATTGGAAAAAGATGAAGGTCAATCATTCAGTTTGTCACTGCTGCAAAAAGGCAGCTTGAGGTTACAACATGCCAATGCAGGTTAACATCACCACAAAGGTGAACAGCCAGTCTATCCGGCGCGAAACATACAACGGTCGTGAACATCTGGTGCTGCCGAGTTACACGCTGCCGGCCAATGTCGTCATGAATGGCGGTCTGTACACGCAGGAAGAAATCGACGCCCATTATCAGGGGCTTGAAGGCACCCTGGCGCCGCTGGGGCATCCGCAGGTTAACGGCCAGTTTGTATCTGCCTTCTCACCGGAGGGTATCAATGCTGGCCATATCGGTGCGTGGAACCGCAATGTTAAGAAGTCCGGTAACCGTATCTATCTCGAGAAGTGGGTAGATGTGGCACGCGCTGGCGAGTCGGAAGGCGGTAAAGAATTGCTTGAGCGTGTCGCGGCTATCGATCGCGGTGAAGACGTCCCGCCAATTCATACCAGTGTGGCGGCATTCCTCGACCAACTCGAACCAAATGAGCAGCAGCGCGCAACAGGCGCTGATTGGGTGGCAAAAATCCACAGCATGGACCATGACGCGATTCTCCTGCATGAGGTCGGAGCGGCCACCCCTGAGCAAGGTGTTGGCCTGATGGTTAACGCTGACATGGCGAAGCCGTTAAAAGCTAATTCAGGAGCGCTGGTCGGAGAATCTTACCGGGAGCTTGAGCAGCGTCTTGATCGTGCAGCGAAAGCGAAGTTCGCCCCCGGCCCTGATGAATACGCCTGGATTGCCGACTTCACCGACTCTCAGGCTGTCGTTATCCGCAATGGTGGGAAAGCTGAGGTGTTCGGCTATTCCACTGAAGGCGGGGAAATTACCTTTGACGACACCGGAACAGCTGTACAGCGGCAGGAATCATGGGTTGCCGTTGTCGCCAACAAATTCAAATCACTTTTCACACCGCAGGAACAGCCTGCACCAAACCACAAAACGGAGGGCGACATGCCTTTAACCAAAGAAGAACTGGAACAAATCGGCAGCATGATCGGCCAGGCTGTTGCGACCAATACCGATGCGGCTATTAAGCCTCTTGTAGAAAAGGTTGATGCGCTGCAGGCCAATCAGCAGCAACTGGCAGAAACCCTGACCGCCAACTCCCGCGCTGAAGAAAAAACCAAGCGTGAAGCAGTTGCGAAAGTCCATGGCGATATCGTCGCCAATGCGCTGTCTGGTGAAGCGCTGGATGCGATGTTTAAAACTATCGGTGAAGCCGCTCCGCTGGGAACCAACAATGCTCAGCAGCCGAAAGAAACTGGCGCGCCTGCCGCATCTGAATACTTCAAATAAGGAGCCGGAATAATGGCACGTTATCGTCGCGTTAATATCGACGGTCTGTCTCTTTACAAGACCGAAACCCGCACCACGGCCGCCGATCTTCTTCCAGGCACCGCGGCTACCATCAACTCCTCTGATGAATTTGCTCAGGCAACCGCACTAACTGGCCGCCTGTACATTATCGATGTCGGCTACCACCAGGGACTGACTATCACCGAAGCAATTCCTGCCGGTGATTCTGCGGTCGGCAACTACGTAGAAGAGGGGCGAGAGCTGGCGTTACGCTGCCTGCCTGGTGCGTATAAGAAAGACAGCCCTATCAAACTTGGGACGGCTGGTCAGTTCACTCTTGCCACCTCCGACACCGATTCAGTGATCGGCTACAGCCAGGATGAATACACCATCGCGGCCAGCACTACCGATTTCATTCGCGTGCGCATGCGCGTTGGCACTGTCGCCGCAGCTGGCGCGTAACAAAAGGATAAACACATATGTACTTCTCTAAAGAGACGCTGGCGACTAACTCCCGCCTTGGCGGCCACTGGAACGAACTGTGGGCTAACCGCAACATGTGGAATGCCAACCACGATGCCATGATTGCCGCCAACCGTGCGCACATGACGCCTGACTGGCTGGCTGCCAATGCCGCCGGCGGTTTCACCCGAGATTTCTGGGCTGAGATTGACCGACAGGTGCTACAACTGCGCGATCAGGAAGTCGGGATGGAAATCATCAACGACCTGGTCGGCGTGCAGACCGTCCTGTCTGTCGGTAAGACGGCCAAGCTTTACAGCGTCGTTGGCGATATCGCTGACGATGTATCTGTGAGCATTGACGGCCAGGCGCCGTTCTCGTTCGACCACACCGAGTATGCCAGCGATGGCGATCCGATCCCGGTGTTCACGGCTGGCTACGGCGTCAACTGGCGTCATGCCGCAGGCCTGAGCACCGTTGGTATCGACCTGGTGCTGGACTCGCAGATGGCGAAGATGCGCAAATTCAACAAAGAGCGCGTCAATTACTACCTGAACGGCAACCCGAACATCCAGGTGCAGTCATACCCGGCACAGGGAATCAAAAACCACCGCAACACCAAAAAACTGAATCTCGGCTCTGGTGCGGGTGGTGCAAACATCGATCTGACCACTGCCGATATGACCGCTCTGTTTGCGTTTTTCGGAAAAGGCGCGTTCGGCTCTCTGGCCCGCACAAACAAAGTTGCTCAGTACGATGTGATGTGGGTTTCCCCGGAAATCTGGGCTAACTTGGCGCAGCCTTATGTGGTTAATGGCGTTGTCAGTGGCACTGTGCTGCAGGCCGTACTGCCATTTGCGCCGGTGAAAGAGATCCGCATGACGTTTGCACTGTCCGGCAATGAGTTCATCGCCTATGTGCGCCGCCAGGATGTTATCTCCCCGCTGGTTGGTATGGCTGTCGGCGTAGTTCCTCTTCCGCGTCCGCTGCCAAACGTTAACTACAACTTCCAGATCATGTCTGCTGAAGGTCTGCAAATCACTGCAGACGATCAGGGCCTGTCTGGCGTTGTCTACGGCGCGAACCTGGCGTAAGGAAACAGCATGGCTAAATACGAAGTGGTGCGCCCGTGGAATGGCGTAGCGCTGGGGCAGGTTGTTGAACTTGAAAATCTTCATCCAGCCCTGAAGTCAAACGTTCGTCTCATGCGCGGCGAAGCAGGTGGGGAACTCTCTCCGGCAATACCAGAAGCAGGCACTGATACAAAATCTCGAAAAGAGATTATTCAGGCCCGCCTGACGGAATTAGGCGTCGAGTTTAAAGGAAACCTGGGGGCTGAAAAGCTTGGTGAGCTGTTGCCGGATGGCGAACTTGAAAAGCTTTTCCCTGCTGAATAACAGCCGTCGCTAAGGCGGTTTTTTTATGCCCTGTGAAAACAGGGCTTCATTCTCACGGAGCCGATAATGGTAACTCTCGACCAAGCGAAGGAGTATCTGGAAGGTCAGGGGATTACCATCCCTGACTTTGTACTCCAGGCGTTCGTTGATGAGGCGAACAGCATTCAGGACTGCCTTGATGCACATTACCCGACATCGACAGCCTTGCTTATTCAGCTCTACCTCCTAGCGCTGATGGGGCTCGGGAGTGGGGATAAATACATTTCCAGCCAGACGGCGCCAAGCGGAGCATCCCGCTCATTCCGTTATCAGTCATTCTCAGACAGATGGAAGGCATCCGTAAACCTGCTGCGCAGTCTGGATAAATACGGGTGCGCCAGCGCGCTGATTCCTGCAGACCCTACCGCCTCTCCGGCATTCGCTGGTATCTGGATAGGTAAAGGCGGATGTATGTGCGGGGATAAGTAATGGCCTGGGTTTCAGTTCAGCAACGACTGCCGCGGACGTTTACCCGGGTGTGGGTGATTACCGATACCGGTGAGCAAACGACGGCGTACGTGAAAAGCGACGGCGAGTGGTTCATTAACTGCGACCGTATACGCGCCACAGGCGCAGCTGTGTTGCGATGGAGGGGATAGGGTATGTCAGACAAAACCAGCGGTGGGAAAATCGACGACGATGCCACGTATGGTGATGCCGGTGACAAGTCAGAAACAATTCACGTTGGCGCCATTCATTACGATATTGAAGTCGGCGTGGCAGGGCGGCTTCATATGGAAGTTCGCGAACTGATTGACGTTCACGCTTTTGAGCTAACTGACAATAGCGGGTTTAATTATCTGTTCATCTGGATAAATGACTATGGACTGAAGTTCATGGGCGTTAGCCTCAAAACCTACGAAGAAGCGAAAGAGCATCTTATCAATTATGACCGAGATAAAATCACTGGTCCTTCAGGGCGATGTGAGCAAATTCCGGGATTGGTAAGCGCGATTTCACGAAAGATTGAGAGGTTCTCACTTTGAGCTCAATAGCTTCGTGGTCCTACACGGCGACGGCGACAATCTGGCGGCGCATACGCGATGCTGACGGTAGCGATACCGACGGCGGAGGTCAGCCGTACGGGTGGGAAGCGCCGATCGCTATCCTCTGCGACTACCAGGGCGGACTCTCTGCAAAAATCGGTGACCTTGGCCGGGAGATTGTGGTTAAAAACACGATATGGAGTGAATACGCAGAGGCAAAAGAGGGCGATTACATCCTGATTGGCGCGTCAACCGATGCGGCGCCTCCGGATGAGGCCGATGAGATTCGGCAGATCGTTCAGTTCGCCGATACGTTCGAGCGACTGGCGGACGATTTCGCAATCATTACACAGGTGTAATTATGGGCGCTAAAGTTCGCGGTATCCGCCAGGCTAAGACCAATCTCGACCGCATCATCAAGGACGTACAGGGGCGCAAGGTTGTGCGCGCGTTGCAGTCGGCGATGCTCATCGGTAGTGCACAGGCGGCGCTTTATACCCCGATCGACACGTCGACGCTCATCAATAGCCAGTTTCGGGAAATCATGGCTAACGGCACCAGGGTGACCGGGCGCGTTGGTTACTCCGCCAACTATGCGGTGTATGTTCACGACCAGGCAGTGAAACAGAACTTCACGCGAGCAACGGCCCGCAAGGAGTTCTTAACGAAGGGTTTCGAGGATACCCGCAGCCAGATTGACGCGGTGGTGAAGAAGGAGTTGTCGTTATGAATCGCACTATCCATTTTGCCGGAGATGGCCTCGGCCCTCGCAAAGTATTTGTGAATGGCAACCAAATCGACGGGGTATTTTTTGCTGATATCCAGCGCGGAATTGTTCGGTATCATCCAAGGCCATTCAGACCCCATAAGCGCCGTAAAGGTGATCTCTACGAGCGCACTTTAAAGGGACGCGTAGAAGTCTTTCCATGTGGAGAGGCACAATGACCCCTCCGATGTATATGCGCCTTAAAGACCTCTTTGTGGATGAGGGGCTTGCCGCGGGGTTTAAGGTCCAGTGGCGGCAATGGCGCGACACCGGGAAAGATACTGATCAGTTCATCGTATTCAGGCCTTCCGGCGGTACCGATATCACCTTTGACCTCGGCGGCGACTGGTATGTGATGGTTGATGTGATCTCCTCTAAGGCAAATCCCGATGCTGCTGACGCCGCGGTAAACGCCATTGTCGAGTACATTAGCGCGCAATCCGGCGCCGATGATTGCGTTGGCGCGCTGCGGCTTGTCGGCAATGTCCCGGCTCCGATCCCCACCGAAGAGGGAAGATTAGTAACCCGGCTACTCATCTCCTGCACATACGGCGAATAATCGTCAGAATCACCCATCAGGCTGCCATATGGCGGCCTTTTTTAATTGAGAGGCATACATGCAAGGCTGCGCTAATGACACCGGCAAGCTGATTGGTAAGGTGGCCGTGCTCCGCATGGCTTTTGGCTGTGCTGATACGGTTCCTGCGCTTTCCGAATGGAAGCGACTCGGCGCCATGACCACCAAGGGCTTTGACTACTCCATGAATACCGTCACCTCTGAGGCTGACGATACGAAAGGTCTGGTTGAGAACCTGGTCAACAACATGGACTTCACCATCTCCGGCGAAGGTGAGTTCCGCAAGAAAGACAAGACGACGGAAGTCGGCGCTATTGCCATCTCGAAATATATTTTCGATGAAGTGCAGGCCGGCCGTCAGCCGACAGTCTGGGTCCGCTTCGACTTCACTGGTGAAGACGCTGGCACTTATATCATGGGCTACTTCAACACCACCTCCTGGTCTGGTGATTTCGGCACCTCGGATATTTCCACCTTCTCCGGAGAGTGGAAAGTAGCTGATGCAGACACCGTGGTATTTGAGGTCGCCCCGCCGGCGCTGGCGTTCACCACCAACCTGCCGACGACCAAGAGCGTGGCTGCCGGATCGGCTCTGAATATGTCGGTCGTGGTTGAGGGTGGCACTTCGCCTTACACCTACGTATGGAAGAAAGACGGCACGGTTGTCAGCGGGCAAACAACGGCGACCTTCAACAAGGCCAGCGCTGTTTCTGGTGATGCCGGGGTTTATACCTGTGAAGTCACCGACTCTTCCGCGACACCAGTCAAGATCACGTCTGCATCCTGCACGGTCACTATCAGTTAACCGCCAGGCCATTTCGTGAATAGTACAAAGGGCGTTTACGCGCCCTTGATACTGTTTATGGAGCGACTATGACCCCGATTAAAGAATTAGGCGAATGCGTTATCGGTACCGGTGATCGGGAATTCTTTTTCCGGCCGTCGTTTCGCAACATGGCACGCATTGGAGAGCCGGAGGAGATTGTTCAGGCGTTCTATGACCTGTGCAATGATGAGGCGACGCCATTCGTGCGGCGCGTATCTGAGGCCTATATCCGCGATGAGTACAGCCGCCTTCCTGATTGCGTCCTGCGGTTTATGCAAAGCGGCCTCCTGTCACGCAAAGCGGTCATGGCCGCGCATACGGTACTGACAGCCTGCTGTGACGACGATATCGGCGATCTGGTTGGCTGGATGAAACCGGGGAAATCACGTAAGCGTGGCTTTGTATGGCGCCCGGGCAGCATGCCGCCGGAAAGTATGGTCATCGTCGCGCAAAACCTGATGATGCACGGCATTATCGGCAAAGCGAAGGTGCGTAAGCTGCAGCGTTACGAAACGAATGAGACAACCGCAGAATTCCGCGCAGCCGACTACATCATGGCTGCCCGCAACCATTTCGGCATAAGCCGGGAAGAGGCAGAGAACCTCACGATGACAGAATTCAGCTTACTTCTGAATGCTAAATATCCAAACCAAAAGGGCTTCACCAGAGAGGAGTTTGACTCCGTAATGGACGAAGACGATCGCCGCTGGCAGGCGATGATGGAAAGTCAGTCAAATAATCAAACGAGAAATTAACAATTCGTGCTATTGAAAAATTTTTTTCATTCATTCTGGTTCACCATAGTTAATCAGATCTCATCATAGTTAATGATAGATAATTTTGCGTAACCATATGAAAATAATGATCTATTTACTTGTTCTGACGTAGGGTGTTTAATGACTACAGCAGTCGTTCTTTAATAATCAGGTCAGCCATGGAATGCCTTTTTCAGCACCGCTTTCATCTGTTTTATCAATTGTTCATTTTTCTCGATAGCATCGACCAGTGCCTCCATTGTTTCTGGCTTTACACGTGAAAGTTCGCTGATATCTGATTCAGTAATAACAATTTCATTGTTCTTATCGGTTTCAAGCACATCCTCAATAATTTGAATTATCTCCGAGTTCATGGATCTACCGTTACGCTTTGCCCTCTCGGCTATGGCATCACGCATACCATCTGGAAAGCGGAGCATGAATTTATCGTATTCGCGGACTGGTTTGTCTGACATAAGCACCTCAAAATTTTCTTGATGCTATCACATTGACATTATCCGTAAATTGAGTCACAGTGATATCATGTCACGGTGACATGATTGATGAGGATTGATATGGATACTTTATATACAGAAAGAAAAAGCTCTAGCTTCCAATTGCGTTTGCCAGAAGGAATGAAGGAAGAGATTCGCCGTATGGCTGAAATGGATGGGATATCGATTAACTCTGCAATTGTGCAGCGTTTGGCAAAAAGCCTGCGTGAGGAACGCGTGAATGGGCAGTAAAAACAGCGAAGCCCAGAAGTGCGCTAACACCCTGGGCCTCTTATATCGAACAAATCCCGCGAAGGAAATATCGACATGAACAGTGTACAGAACAAAGAACTAAGTTTCCACAATACCAATTTTGCTTACATGGAAATGGGCGGTCAGGTCTGGCTTACGGCTACCGAGGTTGGTCAGGCACTGGAGTATGCCGACGATAAAGCAGTTCAACGTATTTACTCTCGGCATGCTGATGAATTTACAGCGCAAATGACAGGGGTGGTCAAACTGACCACCCCTTCAGGAAAGCAGGAATCACGCGTTTTCTCTCTGCGTGGCGCCCACCTTGTTGCGATGTTTGCTCGCACGCCAAAGGCAAAAGAGTTCCGCCGCTGGGTGCTGGATATTCTGGATCGTGAAGTGGCTCATTCGCCGATTGCGAAGCAGTTCAGTGACGATGAACTTTGCTCTTTGGCATGGTTATGGCGGGCCAGCGACGTCATGCTCAAAGCCTGCAATAGCGTCACACCTTTACTGAGAGTGGCAGAGCATCGCCAGGCAGGACATTTTCATTCGATCGGTCAGGAGTATCCGAGATCGATTAACAAGGCAAGAGAAGTAATTAAGCGCGAGACAGCGCATATCGAATTTCACCCATGGAAGGATGATAACTGGAGCAGGGTATTACCGCACCTGCGTCAGGATATGTTGCAATGATGCATAAATAGAAAAGCCGACAGTTCGCAGCTGCCGGCTATCCATAAATCTGTCATAAGGGTCCAACCAATGACTTCATTAAATTTAGCACCAAAAAGCAGTGTTGTCACCGATAAAACCATTGACAGCCAGTCTTTGCTGATGATGGTTAATCAGGCTCGCAAGCAGTGCGGGGAGCCAGAGGTACGCAACAATAAGTTCATTGAAAAAGTAGTCGACGAACTTGATGGGGAGTTTTACACAAAAAGTGTAAAACCCTCCGGCACCAATGGCGGCCGTCCTGTTGAGGTAATTGACATGACGATCAAGCAGGCCCTTCGCGTGGCGGCCCGTGAGTCTAAAGCTGTTCGCCGCTCTTTGGTTGATAAGCTGGAAGACATGCAGGCTATCCAGGTGCCGACCAAAAGCACCTCAGGGCTTACTGAATATCGGCTTGCCAAAGCTGAACAACTCAAAGCTCAGGCGCTGGAGAAAAACATCGCATCGGCTCGGGAGTTGATGTCAATGTTTCCGCGGCTTGGTGAATCGGCTAACCAGGTAATTGTTTCCACCCTTGTTAATCCACTTCTCGGTCACGAAATTGTGCCACTGCCGGCGATTGAAGAGCATTACTCTACGGCGGGTGAAGTGGCGGCGCAGCTCGGTTGCACTGCGAACAAGATCGGTCGCGTAGCCAATAAACACAACCTGAAAACTGAGCAGTACGGCAAGTTCTTTCTGGATAAGTCGAGACACTCAGATAAGCAGGTTGAGGCGTTTCGCTACAACGCCGAGGGGGTTCAGGCACTTCGCCATCTGATTAACGGTGCTGATGTTGCCTAACTGCCTGATAATAAATCGAAGCACTAATTAGTGCTTTGGTCTCTCAAACCCGCTTAACTGCGGGTTTTGTCGTTACCGCTAGATGGTGAAAAAATGAATAATAAAATAAACGGCATTGTGGATGTAGGTGAAAAACAAGAGAGTTCAACCCCAGGCGAGCCCGCGGAGCTTGGTGGTATAGGGGCCGATATTAAATCCATGGAAAATAGGATTGTTGACAAAATGGACGAAAATCAGAAGTGGCTGGTTGGCCTTTTGGTGTCGGCAATACTGGTGCCTTTGTTCATCGCGTTGGTTACTAAGTAGCGCTGCGGCGGGTTTTGTCGTATCCATCTACCTCTGCTACGATTGCCGCATCATTTACTGATGGGGATAGGGATATGGTAAGTCGTTTTTATATGTTCATTTTAGCTGCTATTTTTTTGCTAACTGGTTGTGATAACAAACCGGATGCCCCGTTTGGATTCAAATGGGGGCAAACTATCCAGCAGACAATAGATCAAAAACTTGCAGGCACAAAAGTCAATAACACAGGGTTTGTCGGTTTTATAAGTGCTGACACCGCACCAAAACCTGCATCTTTTGAAGGTCGATATTTTCTTGGTTTTATGGGGGGACTCGGGTTAACAAGCGTCTCATTCTCAACTCCTGTAGATGCTAATGGGTACTTTTTTAACCAAGGAAGGAAAGTTTACGGTGATATGTCTCAGAAGCTTGAGCAAAAATATGGTAGCCCAGTTGAAATTAAAGAAAAGGTAAGCCGTGATGGGGCAGATTTCTATGAATGCATAAAAGATGAGTCGTGCGGCACATGGCAAAGAAAGTATCAGAAAGATGGCATGACAATCACCTTAAACGTTGAACCTTCACCAGGACGGTTAATGGATGCAATGTCAAAAGGGTATGTAAGTGTGCGGTATGAGTTTGTGTCAAAAGAAGAACTGGATAAAGAAGTAAAGAGATATAAAGATAAAAAAGAATCCAACAATTTCTGATTCATGGTTCTAACAAAGACCTCGCTTCGGCGGGGTTTTTTATTGCCCGGAGATAGCAAATGGCTGAGAACGCTGGCGGCATTTATTACGATATTGAAATGGACGTGCAGGGCTTGCTTGTAGCGCAACAGCGCGTTAATCAACGCCTCGATCTGATGGAACGTGGTTTCGATAGCACTACGCGCGCCGTGAATAACACTGAGCGCTCTATGTCCAGCCTGTCAGGCGTAGCCGTTGCTTTGGCCGCTGCTCTTTCTGCGAAGCAAATTTCCGAATATGCAGATGCCTGGGCAACTGTAAATAACAAGCTGGCTAACTCACTGCGGCCTAACGAGCAACTTGCTGATGTAACAGAGCGCGTATTCAACATTACTCAGCAAACTCGCAGTAGTTTAGATGCAACGGCATCCCTCTACGCAAGACTGGAAAGGGCAACCAGGCAGTACGGGACCAGTGCAGATGATCTGGCGAAGTTAACCACAATCATAAACCAAGGGTTTGTTGTATCAGGGGCAACGGCGCAAGAGGCCGAGAACGCGATTATTCAGTTGTCGCAGGGCCTTGCTTCTGGAGCTTTGCGCGGCGAGGAATTCAACTCTGTAAACGAACAGGGTAACCGTCTTATTGTCGCTCTCGCTGACTCCATGGGAGTTAGCATCGGCGAAATGCGGAACATGGCTGCGCAGGGCAAGTTAACAACCGACGTGGTTGTTAATGGGCTTCTATCCCAAGGAGCAGTGATCGGGAAAGAGTTCGCCAATACAACGACGACGATCAGCCAGGCGCTGCAGGTTGCTGGTAACAACGTAACTAAATTCTTTGGCGAAAACTCTACCGTAAAAACTGGCGCCGCTATTTTTAATGATGCAGTTGTGACTGCAAGTGAAAACATAGACGTTCTGAGCGCTGCATTAACTGCAGCAGCAGCAATTATGGGAAGCCGCTATGTCGGCGCATTGACAATGTCTGCTGCCTCGCAGATTCAATCCGCCTTGGCAGCCCAGCGTCAGGCCACTGCCAATGCCCAGGCCGCCCAGTCTGCGCTAATTGCTGCTACGTCAGTGAAGAGAAAAGCGGTTGCAGACAAAGAGGCGGCTTTGTCTTCCCTTGCCTTAGCGCAGGCAGAATACAACGTAGCTAAGGGTAGCGCAGCTGAAATGCTTGCGCTGGATGCGTTAGTTGCAGCTAAATCAAGAGCAAGTGCAGCATCATTGTCTTTGGCGCAGGCAGAAACTGCACAAGCAGCGGCATCTGCACGAGCAGCAACTGCAGCAAGTGCTGCCTCGGTAGGTATAGGCCTTGCTCGTGGAGCGCTTTCTTTGATTGGTGGTCCTGGTGGCGCAGCCATGCTGGCAGCATCAGCCATTTTCTACTTCTGGCAGAAAGCTCAACAAGCCAGAGAGGAGGCGCTCCGCTTTGCCGATAGTCTGGACAAAGTAAACGCCTCAATGAAGGCGATGAATAATACCCAGCTCAGGGGCACCATCGCCGATGCTAACGAGTCTATTAGAGCGCAGAAAGATGAAATTTCCGATCTGCAGGCAGAGGTTGACTCTTTAAGTTCTAGATATCGTAATTTCACCCCAGAAGCTCAAGCTGTAGCTGAATCATTGGGCCAAGGTGCTGATTTTGCCCGTCAGCAGGCTGAGGTTTCTGACCAGTTAGCCAAGAAATCAAGGGATCTTGCCAACGCTCAAGATAAGTTGGCGCAAACTCAGGAAACTGCAGCTGAAGCCAACAGAACATTAACAAACAACATGCTCACTTCAATGGGTGTGCATGATGGGCTGATCCAAAAGGGTTGGTCACTTGAGCAGGTGCAGAGCGCGGTTGCGAAGGCTTTCGGCAACACTGCTGATGAAATAAACCGAGCAAATCAGGCTGGACAAAACTTCAACCCCAAAGCGCTGCAGGTTTCTCCTCCTACCGCTGATGGCGACAAAGTAATTCTTAACCTCGAAGAGCAGAACGAGTTACTGAAAATTCAGGATGAACGCCAAAGAGCAGTGACAAAAGCCAGAATGCAGGCAGCGAAGGTCACTGATAACCCAAACCAGATATCAAGGGCTGGCGATCTGGCCGGAGAAAACTACGACCTTCAGAAAGCAGAAGAAGCTCGCCAGGAGGCTCAGAGAAAGGGAGAGCAGCAAGACAAGCGTTCAGCATCAGCTGCAGACTCAGTAGCGCAAAAACTGGACAAGTTGCGTGCCGCACAGAACCTATCTACTGAGTCAGTTGAGAAGCGCCGCATTCAGGAGGCTGGATTGCGCGCCGAACAGTCACTAGGGAGTGGGGCAACTCAAAAGCAACTTGAAGAGGCGAGGGCGTTAGGAGAAGCAAACGAGCGAGCGGCTATATCCATCCAGAAGCGCAAAGAGGCTGAGCAGGGACAGAAGTACGCCAAGCAGGAGATAGCTTCCGCGCAAACTACTGTTGACCCTTCAACTGGACAGGCAGTTGATCCACTGGCACAGATTAATTTGCAGGAGAAACAAAAACTTGACGCCCTAGCTAAGTACCAGGAAATTGATAAGCAAAACACCAAACTGTACGAGGACGCTAAAACTGCAATCATGCAGCAGGCCTCATACCAACGTCAGGCCATCCTTCTGCAGGAGCAACAGACCTATCAGCAGAATGTGAGTTCGCTTTTAGGAGAATCGTCGAATTTCGCCGGCTCCCTGGCTGATGCCATAGGCCAAGCTGCAGGGAAGTCGAGTGCAGCATATCAAGCGCTTTTCGCTATTAGTAAAGGGTTTGCGATTGCACAGGCATCCTTGAATCTTCAGACTGCTATCAGTAATGCCATGGCCATCCCGTGGCCCGCCAATATTCCTGCTATAGCGCAAGCATTGTCTGCTGGCACGCAGATAGTTAGCGCCATAAGCGGAATAAACTATAGTGGCGGACGTAAGAATGGTGGCTCGGTATCACCTGGTAATGTTTACCCTGTAGGCGAAGGAAACCTTCCGGAACTCATGCAGACCAGCAAAGGCCTTTTCATGATACCGGGTGATGGTGGGAAGGTATTCAGCAACAAGGATGTGACAAGCGGATCGCCGCGTATCAAGAAGGCATCGACGGGTAGTGAATACCAAAGCCAGAGTAACGGCGACAGCGGTTCAGCTGGATCTCAGTCAACGAGGCCAATAGAGGTCAATATCCAATTCTACGACCAGACCACTGGCGGGCAACATTCATTTGCAGCCCAAGCAGTGCAAGAAGGTAATGTGGTGACGGTTGATGCGTTCTTAAAGGATCTTGACCGTGGTGGACCGATGACATCTGGTATGATGGATAGGTTCGGACTTTCCATGAAAGCCAGTGGGTCCTTCTAATTATGAGATAAAAGGAAATGCCATGTCTTCTTTCATTTGCTTTTCTACGGATGAATTCGCGGTTGTAGCGACGGATACTCTTGGTGTGGATGCCGAAGGGAATCCCTTTATCCTTACCAATAAAGCGACATATCTACCAACTATAAAAACGATTATATGCGGCACAGGAATGGGTGGATTTCATTCCCGCTGGGCGGAATTTGTAAACAGCCGCATGATTTTATTAGACGTGGATAATCTTGATTACCATGCTCCATCCACACTAAAGGATATGTGGGAGGAGTATAAGAAGGAATACAACGTAGGTGATGAGTGCACGGTCACCATCTATCATGTTGGAATATCTCAGTCATCGGGAAGAATAAAGAGATTTGCCTACCGATCTTCAGAATGCTTCAGGTCAGAGGAAATAACTCATGGTTGGTTTTACAAACCAGAGTGCTCAGTCCCTGACGGGGAAGACATCTTGGGAATTATCAAGGCAATGATGTTTGAACAAAGGGCAATACAGGATGCAATGCCAAGTGCTGAAAGAGTTTATATTGGCGGGCAAGTTAACGTCATAATCCTTGAGAAAGATAGCGTTAGGCTCATGACTATAGCCGACTTCCCTGACTTTTCATCGGTGATCAACAAGTTGTTTTAACTTGTAACTGCGTTTACTAAGCCAAACCCGCTCCGGCGGGTTTTTTAATGGGTGAACATTATGAAAGTAGCAATCGAAGTTAATGGCGAGGTTATCTGGTACCGCGACAGCGATAAACAGGAGGGGATGGCGTCGTTGGGCTACTTGAAGGACGGCACACAGCAGAAAATCATTGCCGCCCTTGAAGAAGCCCTATTTCAGGCAAAAGGTCAGCTAAATTTACCGGATGATATTGATTGAGTACTGGATATTAGCTCGGTGGCCGGGAGGAAGGGCCAGCACGACATTCCAGTAGCCAGAGTGAGGAACAGCTATATTAGCGGGAAATCTAGTGTAAAACCCTCCGTAATATGTGCATTGCCGCCCCGAACGATACTTAGAGTAATTGGTATCATCCAGAACCAGTACGTTAATTTGATGAGAGCAATGAACGCTGATGACATCGCCATGATCAGCATGTTCTCTGCTTTGAATGTAAGACATATGACCTCTCTTGCTGTGTGTGAAAAATACACAGTATCAGCGAGACACATTTAGTAACATCCTGATAAAAGATCAGTGCCGCAGCAGCGGCTTTCTTAATGCCCGGAGGAAACGTGGCAACTGTTCAATACCCTCCGTTCCTGCCGCTTCCCCAGCGCGCCGATCAGAACATGACGCAGGATACAGCCTGGCAGACGACGCAGACGGCAGTCGGTCCATTGATAATCACGCCGATCACCACGGACCTGAAAGCGACCTGGACGCTGCAGTGGATATTCACGCTCGCGCAGGCCGAGCGGTTTAAGTCGTGGCTGCGCTCGCCAACCTACTGCGACCGCGGGCGTAACTGGTTCCAGATGCCGATCGACCTGGGTGATACGCAGGGCGTTCAGCAGCAAACGCTGCATTTCGTCGATATGCCTGTGCAAACCAGCAAAAACGGCAGCGTCGTCACCTGGACCGCAACGGTCATCAGCAACGGTATCGAGGACATTACTGAGGACTACGACGACTGGATTGTTGAGGCTCAGCCTGGCTATGGATACTGGCTGGATTACCTGATTACCGAAGTTATGCCGAGGGCCGACTGATGCCGACATTGAGAGAGTGGAAGGAGCGCCGGCCGGCGAGCGATATCAAACAGACGGTGGAATTTTATCATCCTGCGTTTGGTTATTACCGGGTGGTCAATAACCTGTTTCGCCCGGCGACGTTTGGCGGCAACTCATTCGAGCCTGCGCGGTTCAGTGTAACAGAACCGGCGCAGGACGGAACGGCAGTGATATCCATGACGATTACCTTTGTCGCTGCGACGGAGCATGTCCGGCAGACACTGAAAAGCTGGCGCGGGGCGGCGCGTATGACGCCGATAAAGTGCCTGTATCAGCAGTGGAATGCGATCGGTGACACTACATCCCTGAAAGACTGGACGCTGTATGTGAACGACATTTCCGCCGATGCCAGCAACGTCACCGTGACCGCTGGCAAGACCAATCCGCTGACGCTGGCCAACTCCATCATTTACACCACGAAAGACTATCCCGGGCTAATCACCGTATGACACAGAGCGACTTTATCGGGCTTGTTAACGGCAAGCCCTGGGCTAATCGCGCCTGCAGTTTTGAGCAGATGGACTGCTGGGGCCTGGTGGTTCTCTATTACCGGCATGTGCTCGGCCTGGAGCTGCATCACATCGCCGGCTACGAATCGGGCGCGGATTTCATCACCTGCTACGAACAGGAGCACGCGCACTGGCGGCGTGTGCCGGTTGCCGCCATCGGATGCATCGCGGTTTTTTACCGAGGCGACGTGCCGGCGCATATCGGTGTGATGATCAGCCCGGTTAAGTGCCTGCATGCCCGCGGCGAATTCGGTTTCGTGCGCTGCGACAGCCCGCTGGCATTACTGAAGGTTTACAGCAAAGTGGAGTACATGGTGCATGGTGCGATATGAGTTACAGAGGCTGCCCGGCGCGCCGCTGCAGCGTGGAACGGTAGATGCCGGCACCACACTGATGAGCTTGCTGGATTCTCTTCAGTTGCACCGCGATGTTATCGTGAAGCTGAATGGCCGAGCTCTGCCTGACGATTACGATATCAGCCGGGCACTGCGATCCGGCGACGTCGTGGCTGTCTTCGACCAGCCAGAGGGCGGGGTGGGGAAGCTCATCACCACGATATTGCGTCCGGTCACGAAAATCCTCTCCGGCGCGCTGAAGGTGTTCGGCCTGTCAAATAAGCCCAGCGCGTCAGTATCGGTGGCGACAGGCGAATCCCCTAACAACGACTTAACCGGCCAGACGAACCGCGCGCGACTCTACAAGGGGCGCCCTAACATTTACGGCCAGTGCCGCGTCTTTCCTGACCTGATTCAGGAAGCACTGTTTGAGTTCGTCGACAATAACAAACAGCTTACTGAATGGTTCGAGGTGGGTTACGGCCGGTACACCATCTCATCGATCCGCTACTCGGAATCGAACCTCGGCAGCCTGGCTGGCGCCAGTTCCGCTATTTATAACCCTGGTGACGCGATCGGCACGATTGAAGTCGGCTATCAGTTCGATGATGTCGATAACGAAACTGTCCCCGGACTGAACGAAAGCCAGGACTTCCCGGCCCAAACCGCTACCACGACGGCGCCGACATCGGTGGTGATCGAGAGTAATCAGCTAAAGGCTGTTGTGCTGTCGAACGATGACAACTTTGCATACTTCGCAGCGCTGGCGGTACCGCATCCTGTCACTTTCGTCATCAACGCCACCTGGAACGATGGCGGCACAAGCGTCACACGGAACGTCACCGGCGCCGGGAATATCATCTCCTCTGAGAGCTTTATTGGCGACGACACGCTTTCGTATACGACGTTCTATATCGGCGAACTCTCGGGAGAAATTACGTCTCTGCCGGGCAATGCAGTTATCAACGCGACGCTGTTCACACTGAACGATCAGACACCACTTGTTATCGGACCTTCAGTGTCGCCAATAGTCTCGACGCAGGTCTGGGTGCATGTGCTGGTTCAGCTCGGCGCGACGGCCGGCACAACGCAATACCGGATCAAGTTCTGGCAGGTCGATGACGACAACAATCAGGTGCCTGGCACGTCAGAGCAGCATGATTATTTCTTCGATAACGACTTCCAGGTGACGACCCGGTATTTCCGCACAACGCATAAGTTCGTTCCGGCAGCCGGGGCGGGACGCTATGCGGTCACCATCGAGCGCCTCGACAACAGCAATGACGCCAACGTCGTGACGCTGATGGCGATCCACGCGGTGAACGTGCGCGAAAACGTCGTTTATCCGGAAGACACAATTGCCCGCATCACGATAAAGGGGTCGAATGACAGCAACAGCAACCGCGAGCAGAAGTACAACATGCTGGCGCAGCGACATACCATCAGCTACGACCGGACAACCGGCGGGGTCGATTACACGCTGCGGCCGAGTCGCTCGTTTGCAGACGCCATCCTTCACGAATGGGTGGTTGTGGGTAAGCAGGACGTGGCCAGCATTGACGTCGCCGCTCTTTATGCCATTGCCGATTCGCTGCCGGATGAGGCGCTTGGGTATTTCGATTACACCTTCTCGGATGAGAAACAGCCGTTGGGTGAGCGCATAGCGACGATCGCCAATGTGGCCCGCGTTGACGGCAATAACATCGGCGATGTGCTGACGTTCTGGCGCGATGAGAAAGTGACAAATCCGGATGCGGTTTTTGCGCGCTCAAACATGTTCTGGGATGAGTACAAAGTAGCCTGGCAAATGTCTCTCCCTGGTGGTTACGACGGCGTGGCGCTGGATTACGTCGACCCGCTGACTAACAAGAAGGCGTACATCTATCTGCAGATCGACAGCAGCGGCATCACTGAGGTTGAGGATGCCACGGTTAACGCGATGCAGATCAGCCTGGACGGTTGCCGGAACGCCACTCAGGCAACCGACAGGGCCTGGCTTGAGGCGAGGAAAATTCTCTACTCACGCCTGACCATGACGGTGAAAGTGCTGGAGTCGACTCAGGTGGTGCGCGGTACGGTGGTTCAGTGTCCGGACATGTACGACAACGCGCAGCAAACCGGATACATCACCGGGCGATCCGGGGATGTGTTCTCCACGTCAGAACGTATCGACTTCTCACTCGGAGATATGTGGGTGGTGATGACCGACAGCCTCGGAAATTACCGCGGGCGCTGGCGGGCCTATCCGGTAAGCGGCAAGCCCAAAGCATTTCAGGCTGCAGCCGATACCTTCGAACTGAACATTTATGACCGCGAAAATGTGCAAAACCCCAGCCGTTATTTCATTGCCACCGACTCGGAACTGAACTCCACAATCTGGCGCGTCGATAGCGCTAAACCCAACGGTGACGATACTCAAACCCTCTCACTCACTGAGTATTCAGACTCGATTTATCCGTAACACACAGCAGTAATTACCAACCTTCGCGCACACCATCAGATTGACTTCTGAGGGGGTAGTGCGCCTTTTACAGGGCGACAAGACATGGCAGAAGTTCCACTCCCAACGCCGACGCAGGTTCCGGTACCGAGTACCGATATTCGTAATGCGGTATTTGCAGGCGCGAAGCTTGACGAAGAAGTTACTGGCCTCGGTGATTTCTATACTGACCGTCTTGGTGCAAAGCATCTGACAAACACCGGGAGAAATAACCAGTTTCAGGATGCGCAGAATCAAAGGGATTCTGATTTCGTTGCGTCACAAGCGGATAAAGAAGCGCGTTTTCAGCAATTCCTCTTAACCTCTGGCTATCAGTTTTTAGGAGATTATGAAAACGGACCGTATACAATTACGGAATTAAACCAGGTCATTCGTTATCAGGGTGAATTATGGCGATTAAATGCTTCTACCACTCCACCATATACAACGACTGGTATTAATAGCACATCATGGGCGGTTGATGTTACACACTTGGTAAGTGTTGGTGATGCTAATTTAAGGCAGGAATTATCTTTCTCTTCTGGACTAAAATTAATTGGACAATGCGCAAGCATAGCCGCGTTGCGCGCTATTACACTTGATTATGTAGGGCAGCAAGTATTTGTTAAAGAGCACACTGCGGGTATGGAGCAGGGCGGCGGTATTTTTTATTGTCATTCTTTGACAAACCCAGGATCACTTGTTGATGATAACGGGTTCCAAATAGTTACGGCATCTGGGCAAGTCTTACGTAGAAAAGACCGCAATATAATGTCTGCCGAGATGTTTGGTTATATCGCAGACTTTGATACCACTACGCAAACAGGCACGGATAACGGCCCTGCCTTACGAAACACCATAAAATCAGCGATATTTTTCGGGTTCCAGGAAGTGCATTTGCCAGGCGGCGCCGCAATGATAGACGTCACCTCC